AAGCTGCCCCATTCATTGTGATGGCGCCGCATTTCTTAGACAGCGTTACGCCTGTTGATTTGCTTGAAGCTTGCGTAACCGTGCCACCTTGACCAGTTGTCAAATATCCGACGCTATCCCGCAAGTCGGTGAAGTTGGTGTCTAGCTCTGTGTGAGTAAGGGCTGAACCTTTACCTGATCGGGTGGTGATGGTCATTTCGTGGCCTGCAATAAAAGAACTTTAGCCGCTAACAGGATTCGGCCAACAGGTTAAGGCTCAAAAACCTGCCTAAAAGACGTTTGAATCGTTGCTCGGTTTAAATAAGGGATGGTTTTGCTCCAAGCCTCACACACAAACTTAGAGCTTCCGCTCTCTCCTGGCGGAGTAAAGTCAAAATTAGCGTTGTCTACGGCCCGCGCATCCAAAAAAGCTTCGATAGTGTCCGCGTCAGCTTCCGACACTTCAAAGGTCAAATTGTAAACTTTTGGGTTTTGGTTGAGCCCAAATGACAGCCGCTGCTCGTAGCCATCACCAAACTGAACTTTGCGAACGACAGGTTCGCTTGTCTTCTGTATTCCGTAAGTCGGCGTGATCGAGGGGAAAGTTGCCATAACGTTTTAAGCGAGAATACCGCCAGGGCGCTTTTGCTTGATCAGTTCCGATCTAACAGCAGCACCCAGGGCTTTGCCAAGTTCTTTGGATTTCTGGTCGTCTCCTTCAGCTTTTGATCCGCTGGCGTCAACGTTTACGGTCACATTAGCGCCGCCCATTGCGTGATTTGGAATAATCGTTCCAGAAGCCCCTGGAACGAAAAGTTCTGGTCCGCGCTCTCCGACGATTGAAGGTCTACCGACTGGTGGCCTGCCTCCGTCAGCAAAGAAACCCCCTAAACCAAAGCCTTGCGCAAAGTTTCCTGTCGTCCCTCCAGGAGTAAACGGATTGCCGCCGGTTATCGATCCATCAAAGTCAGAAAAGCTCATCCCGCCTCCCATGCCAGCAAACATCTTGGCAATTGCAATTGCGATGTACTGAGCAATCATCTGCTGTGCTGTCTTCAACAACATGTCCGCAATGCTGTTCAAGAAATCAGCAAAGACTTGCTCAGCACTCTTCGTTCCATCAATCATCTCCTGAACGCCAAACGTGACGAGACCAGCAGCTGCTGTTGCTGCTTCGCCTATCATTGGATACTTTTCAAGAATCCTGTCAAGTTGAACCTCGTATTCAATTAAAGGCGCAAGATCAATTCCTTCCTCGAAAGAAGCTGGACCGGTATCAAGGACAGACTTGCCTCCGACAAACTTCATGTTTCTCTCGAACGGAGCAGACACGTCAAATCCAGCGCCTGCTGACAACTCAGCAAGATCTTTAGCAAGTCGAAGTTGCTCTTCAGCTCGATCCAAACCAGCAAGCTCTAAGGCAGCCTGCAAATTCAAAGTTTCAATTATTTCTTTCCTAAGACTTAAGTCTTCAACAACAAGTTTAACTTGGCTTATTTTGGCACCTAAAACTAATGCAAGCTCTTGCTTTTGTGTTTCTATTATCTCAAGATCGCTTTGATCAAGTTGATTAATTTTGGATTGTATTTGAAGCTGCTTAAGATCTTCATTGAAAATTGACTGTTGAAGCTGCTTTGCTTTTCGATCTCTCGCCTCTTGCTCTCTAGCCGCTTTTGTTTTGGCAGCTTCGGCCTTTCTTTGAGCGGCTTCTTTGTCTCGAAGATCCTTATCAGTTTTAGCCTGTTTTGCGGCTTCTATGGCGTTTTGAAGCTCCAAGAACAGAGTCGAGCCCATAACTATGGCTGCTTGTTTTTTGAGCTGATCAGTTCCTGCTGCAAGCAACGCTACACGCACTGTTTCTGCGTTTTTAGCCTGCTTAGCGGCTACAACGCTTTCGTCTAGCAAGTCGTTGTTGCCCCTAATTATTGCATTTTTAGCCTGTGCCGCTGCAAGCGCAGCCAAGCCCTCATCTTTTATTTTTTCATCTATAATGCTTTGAGCGTTTTTAGCAATAGTTATTTCCCTTTCAAGCTCTAAACTCCTAACTATGTCTGCTATTTGACTTTTTGCCTCTCGACTAAGACCTGAACCGTTCGCTCCCCTCTGTCCAAGTCCATAACTCTCTGGATTGTCTAAGATCCCTTGAATCTCCGCATTGTCAGCAAATCTAGGATCGTTGACACCTTTAGAAGAAAGCCTTTCTGTCTCAAATTGTTTCGCAAGAAAATCATTAACGCGAGTAAGAATGGGCGCTAGAGCTGCGCCTAGTGCCGTAAAAGACTTTGCCAGCTCATTGTTAAGATTGGTAGTTGAATCGCCGTATTCTCTTAAAGCTTTTACTCCGTCATCCCCAACAACAATAGCTAACCTCTCAGTTGCCACTTTTAGCGCGGTTCCCTTGTCAGTTGCTTCTTCAAGTTGCTGTACTAGCGTTTCAAAAGCAGTACCGCTTTCACCTGCTGCTTCCGTGACTTTACTTAGATCGCCATTTAAGGGATCTAACGCATTGCCTAGCTTGGCTACTTGTTGAGCAAACGTATCAAATATCTGACCAATAGCACTGCCAAGAACTTGGCCGCCCATTCCGCCAACAGAACCTAGCGCGCCACCGGCAACTGAGCCCACACCACCGCCAAACAACAGCGGAAAGCCAACACCAAGCGCAAGGTTTGATAAACCTTGGCCTCCTCCTCTTTTTGCCGCTTTAGCAGCAGGACTGCCTGGGATGTTGACTGCGCCACCAATCGGGCTGGTCTGGCCTCGCAGGTTGCGGGCTTGTGCAAAGCGTTTATCAAAATCTTTAACTGATTCTTGGTCTATTTTTGCTCTTAAGTTACCTATTTCTTTTATTTTGCTTTGTTCTGCGTTAAGTCGTTTTAGCAGCCTGTCAAACTCAGCATCATCCGCTTCCCTGCGCTGTCGTTCTAGACTGTTTTCAAATCGTTTTTCAATATTAAATAGTTCGGTTTCAAATGTTCTTCGTGCTTCAAAATCTTTTTGGTTAGCCGCACTTCTTAGTGCTGTTTCCCTTGCAAGCTGTTCTGCGCGTCCAGTGCGCTCTTGAGGAGAAATAGGCCCAATAGGACTTAGGTACTGCGTAGTACGTGTTGATCTAGCCGGTAAAGGAGAAGATAAGGCTGTACTAGAAGCTGGACCTGGCCCTATAGGGCCTGAAAACTGCGTTCCACCGCGCAACGTGCCCGACTTGCCTTGATTTCGCACTTGCGCGAGTAAAGCGGCTTGCTCCCTAAGTGCTGCGTTTTCTGAATCTACAGCCCGTACAAACTCTCTTGCCGCCCTAGTGGCCTCCCTGCTGCCTAAAGCCGTTTTATTAAGATTAACTGCTGCTTCTTTTGTTGCATTACTAAAATTTTTAACAGAGTTTACTACTGTTCCGCCAATGTTATTTCCAAACTTTTCAAGAATTTCATTTAATCTATCAACTCTTGTTCCAGTTTCATTTATTTTATTAGAAAGCTGCGTAATTGCTTGAGTATTCTTGACTGCAACCGCAATATCTACGTTGTAATTGGCCACGGCTGAGCACGTAGAGTCTTGCGCTCCAGTCTACCGTGACCCCATCGTTCGTGCCCCACGACCCGACTTAGCGTTTTGAATTGACTTCTCCTCTTGCTCTGCTTTGATCTCGAAGAAAGCAGCCCAACCCACAAGCTCCTCTTGAGTGAGGCGCTCAGTGAGCTGAACCACCGTCATACCCAGCTCTTTCGCTAAAAAGAAGATAAAAAGCCAGTCGTTACTTGCTTTTCAAGTCCGCTTTAGCTTCCTCCACTTTGTTTTCCGCTCCAGAAGCCAACATCGCTAGCTGGATGTCTTGAAGGATGGAAGCTTCAACGTCACGACGAAGAGCGGCACGCTCACCATCCTGGAACATACGCTTGCCGTCAGCGTCTAGGGCCTTTTCAATCATCATGCTTAAAGCAAAATCACCAGAGTCGTCTTTGTCAGACTTCTTCTGGATTGATTCCCGTTCAGCAATCGTCAATGGGTGCCAATACACCTCAAGCACCACATCATCACCGTCCTTGACTTCGTGCTTATAAAGCTGGCTGACGCCAAACTTATTCCGAAGCAACTCAGTGGCACGCATGAACTAATACCGTTTGTGCTAGTACACTACACCACTGCTGTGAATTGACAAGAGATGATCCCAATAAAGTGAGAACGGTCCTCTGCTTCAACAACAGATGGCCCCACAATGTCTAAAACTCTAGGGACAACGCTATAAGTGTCCGTATAACCAGAAGCGTTTACAGATGTCAAACCGTCAATGACAGACTCACCAATTGCGGATAACACCGACGTTCCAGCAGCCTTTGGAACGTAGATATTGCATTGGATCACACCGGAGTAGTAGTCCTGAGCAGCACCTTGGTTCTGGAGCGTTGAACGGTTGAAGTTCACGCTCATCAAAATGTAT